ATCTGTCGCGCTGTCGCACTTTCTTGAAGATCGAAAAACGTCTCTTTGTCAACGATGGAGATGAAGACGAGGGGCGTCCGCGGCCCATCACCACGTACAGTGATGAGGGCATTGCGGCGACTGGCCCGTGGCACGTAGCAGGTGCGCATTGGCTTAAGAGGGTGTGGAATGTGCATCATTTCATGACGTACGCAGCTGGGATGAATGCGGAAGTACTGGGCCGTTGGTATGACGACGCTCTGTCCGCACTCCCCAACGCCTATGCGATCATGAATGATTTTGGCACTTATGACGCGACACAAGGCTATTATGCGATGAAGTTCGAAAGAGAGTGGCAACGCTGGTTAGGCGCGTACGAAACCAAGTCGTTGGCCAACGTGAGTGTCGGAGTTTTGGACGACGCCACGCATCGCAATGGTCCCAATGGAACTGCCATGGGGGGCGCCAAGTATTCGACCCCGCCCCAACGGACCACAGGTCATAACATCACCTCCGTTGGTAATTCTCACTTGACAGGGATTGCAGTAGCGTATGTTCTCTGCAAGAATGGTGAGGATTTGTCAAAACCTCGATCACGGACAGTGGTGATGGGTGATGACCAGCTGACTTTAGTGCACCCCAGTCTCTCGGTAGAGGACATGGCGGACGTTTTCACTCGATTGGGTTTTAAACCCAAAGTGCAAATCACTAAGAACCCTAGGCTGGCAACATTCCTCCAAATGTACCCTTGGCCGACCGCAGATGGGACCGTGTTTGGCGCGAAAGTGGGCAGAATGCTCACGCGCCTTGCATTTGTCCTCGAGCCGACTCAGAGGCGCGGTTTTGGAGCCATTCGTGCGCAACAGACTGCCCGTGGTTTGTATCTAAGTAGCCGCCATGTGCCTGTTTTCCGCGCAGTTGTGGATAAGATGTTGGAGCTGTTGCCAGCGTCAGATAAGTTCCTTCCCGACTACGAGGCGCGTCATAAACAACATATTGGAGTGTCGCGAGGGCATGCGGTCACTTTTGATACCCTCCAC